AATGGCCGTCCTTCCAGCCACAGGCAAGAGAAATTGGCACAAGCTTTAGGTTGGCACAACGAATATGTTGTTGTGACTCATCAGATACCTCATGCTTACAAGATAGACGTTGCGGAACCCAATTTGAAAATAGCGATAGAAGTTGGCAATCATGCCAGTCTGCGCAAACAGGAATGGTATCGGAAGAATGGCTGGACTTATCTACATTTCTCCAACAGGATGGTGGAGAATTGGATGGAAGGTGTTCTTCAGATGGTTTCCTCTACAATCTTGAAGTTACAGACAACCACAACTATGTCGCCAATGGAATCCTAGTCGCTAATTGTGGTCAACATCAATTTACCAGAGAAGCTTGGGAGGCCATCAATCGTCGCCTTTCTATCTCCCAAGGTAGGATACTCTGTACAACTACCCCATATGAATTTGGCTGGTTCAAGTTTGAAGTCTATGACCGCTGGGTTCAGGGTGACATGAATATTGATGTGATTCAAGGGGATAGTAAGGACAACCCTGCTTTTCCGATTGAAGAGTATGAACGGCAAAGAACTCTCCTTCCTCGGTGGAAATTCAACATGTTCTATAGAGGAAGATTTGAAAAACCTGCCGGACTTATCTATGATTCTTTCGATGAGGATGTTTGTTGCATCCCAAGGTTTGTGCTCCCGAGTCATTGGCTGAGGTATGTTGGGCACGATTTTGGACCAAATAATACAGCGGCTGTTTGGTATGCCCAGGACCCTGACACTGGTTATCTCTATATTTACCGGACGTACCATGAGGGTGGCCTCAGTGCTTATGACCATGCTCAAAAGTTTAAACAATTGTCTGCAAATGAGACGGTTATAAAGAGGGTGGGAGGAGCAAACCATGAAGATGGCTGGCGTGAAAGTTTCACTGCTGCGGGTTGGCATATTAGTAAACCACGTGAGCGCGGGGTGGAAATCGGCATCAACATGGTGTACGGTCTTCATCAGCAAAATAAAATCTTTGTTTTCAACGACCTCCAAGAATACCTAGACGAGAAGTTTGCATATTCAAGGAAGTTGGACGATAACCAAGAACCTACTGATAAGATTGAGGACAAGTCTAGGTTTCACTTGATGGACTCAGAAAGGTATATTCTGAGCGATTTCGGCCCAGAAAGAGCGATGCAAAATCTGAAAGTGAGGGTGGTGCATCATTGATAACTCTCACGGATACTACAGACCAGTCAGAGATTGTCCCCACAATCCATGATGTCTACCCCATACATGACAAGTGCACTTCCATTTCTTCCGGGGATAAAGATGACATCTTGGGTAGGTTTTGTATGTCCTGTTTGGTGGTATTCTTAAAACAATATGTGACCCAGGTAAAATAATGGCTATTGCAGACGAAATCATCGAAATGGTAGACCAAAAGGAGCTTGATACTGTCAAGCTCCGTGACCGGTGGCGCACGGACTACCAAAAACGCTGGTTGGTAGAACCTTTTAATCCAGATGAACTGAAAGGCTACCAGACGCACACATCCAATGATTCTAAGACTATGGCTAGAAAGGCCATTAGCCTACTTTCGGGCGCGGCTATGACAGTTCAAGTCTCCCAGGATAATGATGACCGTTCTAGCCGAGACGATGATAATGCTAAAGAACGGTTCATTCTAGGGAATTTTAGGGCCAATGATGAAAGACTTGCCATGATTGGTATGCCATCACTCCGGCAGAATATGTCTTTCAGTTTGCCCATCTTTGGCCATACCTGTGGGAGAGCCTTGCTGCGGAAAAACCGCCAACGGACTTGGGCAGATGCCACACCATGGGACCCAAAAGAAACTATGTGGGAATTTGGTTCTGAGGGATTGCTTTGGATTTGTCACAAATACTACCGGTTGCCGAGCCAGGTTGAGGCAGAATATAACAAGAAGTTTGATAGTTCCCACGATAACCGAAACCCAGTCATTATCTATGATTACTATGACACGAGACGAAATACTGTGGTTATCCCCGTGTTACAAGATACGCCAGTCAAACGTGCGATTCACGGGCTGGACAGGGTTCCTGGCTGGGTGGTCATGTCATCTCTCCAACCCCCAATTGTCCGTGATGCCATACAGGGTGGCGTTGGATATCCCGCACAGATGCAGAGTATTCAACTAGCTGATTCCTTGGCTGACTACGGCGAAAGCATCTTTTCGGAGAACCGCTCTATTTGGGATGATAATAATTTCGTCCTGTCCATCCAGAAGGAACTAGTACACCGAAGTCTGAAACCAGTTTTTGGTATCCGCAGCCCTGACGGTTTTAGATTAGTTGAAGGCGACCCATTTGTCGCAGGCGCAGAGATTCCTCTGAGAGAATCTGAAGAACTCATCGTCTACGATTTTATAAAAGCTGCTAGTGACATAGGCCCCTACCTAACTTTAATCAATGGCGAGATGCAAAGGGGTGGGTTCCCTGTCATCATGTTCGGTGAGACCCCAGCCACTATCTCGGGGTTTGCCATGAATACTCTAAAGAGTGGTGTTGGAGATAAGGTTCTTCCTGATTCTCAAGCAATATCGACTGCTCTTCGGCAGATTTCTAATATATGGTCAGACATGTTCTCCACAGGCTCGTTTGGCTCATTGGAACTAAGCGGTCAAGGCCGAAACCGCCGGTGGTTCTCTGGTACAATCAGTCCAAATGATATAATTGACCTGCCAGCAGTAGAAATCAATCTGACCCCACAGTTGCCTGAAGATAATGCAAGCAAGGTAGCGATTGCTCAGCAACTCCGAGCTCCAGGGGTAAATGGAATGCCTCTCAAGTCTGACTACCGTATCCGAGAGGAAGACCTACAGATGCAAGACTCAGACTTGGAAGTGGATGCGATTCTGCAAGAAATGGCTGGTCAAGACAACCTAGTCCGAGCACAAAGAATGACTGATGCCCTAGCCAAACGTGGCGATGAAGGTGCGCAGTGGTGGCATATACAGTTCCAAGTGTTGTTTAGACAAATGATGCAAATGGCCACTCAACTCGGGATGTCACCAGAAGAACTAACCAATGTTCCAAACACCAATGCTGGGAATGATAATCCTGGGTTTGACCCAACAGTTCTACCAAATGCTTTACAGGGTATTCAGCCACCAACACCAGGGATAGATACCCCATTCCAGACTGGCCCTAATCAACTTCCAGGAACCCCACGACCAGGAGCGCAGAACGGTGGCTTACGCGCAGGCGTTCCACCCATCCCTTAAAGGAGAACATCATGCCTACTATTCGAGCAAGCAATACAAACGCGGCTCCAAGATTCCAGTCTGCCATTATTGGTGGGACTAATTTTACTTGGGATACTGCGAATACCACCCTTCAAGACTTCTTAAATGCTGGCATCACTCAGCAGCAGATTACAGACCTAGGTATACGGCCCGTTGCGCCTACTACGGCTGTATCAGCACCCACTACTACTTCGGCACCTGTTACACCCACGGCACCCACGACTGCTACAGAGCCACCTGAAAGTTTTGACCCAAGTGTACAGACCATTCGTCTGGCTGATGGACGGCAGTTTACTATCTCTGTGATAGGAACCAACATCACTGAAGCACGAAGGATGGGTCTGTCCTTCAAGGACATTTTAGAGATTCAGCGTAGGACAGGACAGCTATTTGCTACTGGTGGCGGCAGTATTATTCAAAGCTCTGAGTTGATGGACTTGCAAAGTCTAGCACTGGATGAGCCTTGGTTAGCTCCTAATGTTGTCAATCTTTTGACACGCCATGCAAACTACAGCGATGAACAAGCAAATCAATTCTTAGGCCGTACTGAGCTAGAGAAAAGTTCTGGGTCCAAAGTGTTGCCTAGACTTTTGCCTGGCCCTGGCGACCTTAACCTATCGACTCCTCAGGGACTTGAGGAAGCTGTAAACCGTGGAATTATAACCCGTGAAGAAGCAAATCAACGGCTATTTGAATTGTCTAGTAGGACGGGATTGCCCATTGGGGGAGAGGGCGCACAGGCTGGAGTAGTGCCTGCGGACCCTGGTTCTGCCAGACGTGCCTTATTTGACGCTTTACCCCCCGGAGATATTTTCCGTCGTGCCCAACAAGCACAGTTTCCCACGCTTACTGGTGGATTTGCTGCTAATAGAGTTTTCCCTAGGCAGCAGCAAGCATTTCAACAATTTGCTCCTATTCTCGGTTTTGGGGCTGACCCAAGTCAGACGCCTAATGAAGCTCTCCTTAATGCTTTTCAAAGTTTCATTGGTGGAGCACCCCCAACAGGCGCAGGTCTTGGGGCTACTTTAAGCAACATTCTTTCTACCGCCGCACCAGAAGCTATTACAGGAGGCTTTACACGACCTGGAGCAGAAACACCGTTTGGAACAATACAGCCAGCTTTCCAAGCTGCTACAGCCCCATTTCTCCAAGGACTCTCGCCATTTATTCGTGGAGGCACCGGTGAGGTATTGGAACGCCAGTTTAGGAATAGGGTGGCACAATCGCCCGAGTTATTCCAAACGCCTCAACAGGTATTTGATGCCTTCCGTCGATTTATCCCAGATTTCGAGGGTTTTAATCAGCCAATACCAGGTCAATAGGTAAACATATGACACAAGCTAATCCATTCGCAGCGTTCCAGCAAGACCCATTCTTTAACTTCGGGCCTGGGTTCTTTGATGCGCCTGTTTCTCCGGTATCGAATATCCAGAGTCCCTTTGCTGACCTCTTAGAGGATGAACCAGAGATTGCTTTCCAGGGGGCTTTGCAACGTGCTGGCCCCACACCGAATCTTTTCAAGCAATTCCAAGGTCAAAGAAACGAACTGTTCAATCAGTTCCAAGGTCTTTTAGACCAACAGATACGGCAAGGATTGACTCCCAATCTCCGTTTTGCTGATTTTATTGGCAACTTTGACTTTGGGCGTCAGGCTTTTGCCACGCCACCGAGTGAGCGGCCTGGTGGGACTAGCGGATTTATGCCTAGGACTTCCTTCGTAAGATAATGACGCAACCTATAGATAGGTTTTCTCTTGAGGAAAAGAACCGCATCCGTGCTGAGAACGGCTTTCCGCCTTTGCTTGAACCAGTTCAGCAGTTTTCTCTTGAGGAAAAGAACCGCA